GACCAACTAACCTGAGGTTCAACAGTTTGTGTCATTTTGTACCACCAGTATCAAGTCGTTGTTTGATGAATTCGATTTGCTCATTTGATAAAACTTTCAGAGCCTGAGATGCTTTTTCATTACTATAACCATAGTATTGTTTTACACAATCTAAGTCTGTGACTTTATCCTTGCGAATCCAGGGAGAGAATCTCTTCCTTTTTCTCAAGATATTTATATAAAACTGATATTGCATATCTTTGTCTAGGAAATGATACTTATTCATCTCATTAGCAATCAATATACAATCAAGATGCCCAGAGAGACACCTATTGACAATAAAAGCAGGATACTCTTTTGCTAGATGTGGTTCCTCATCAAGAATATTAGTTTTGCTGAAATTAATTGAGTTCAGCCAGTCCTTCAGTTCCATAATTAAAAAGTAATAGTTCCTTTCTCTTCTTCTGTTCTCTCATATATTCACCCACGGAACGCATAGTGTAGGTATGATCAAACTCTGCTGCATTCCAATTGACAAATCTATCTTTGACAAGTTGATCAGAATTATAACTTATCAATTGATCCATATCAACTGAGTTGCAGACATCAGCAAAAAGATCATGGTCAAACCCCTTGTGCATATTGCCCTTCTTTCCATAGATATTGTCTTTAATATCATAGGGTGGATCAAGATATACAAATGCACCTTTGTTGCCATCCATCAAATAATCATATGAGTAATTGGTAATATTCCAATTAGCAATAATCTGAGAATAACCAGGCAGTTTATTGATGCCCCTCATAGAAAAGTTTCCCTCTGATGCTGCCTTAGAGAATGATGAACTCTCAGTCAATCCAGAAAAAGAACACTTATTCACAATGTAAAAAGAAACTGCCCTCCAAAAATTATCTTTCTCATCAGAGTCAAGATATTCCTTTGAAGCAAGAAACAAACCTTTAGCAGAAATTGGTTCAGGATTCCTATACTTTAGTTCTACAAGTTTATTTCTCATTTCTGGACCAAACATCTGGAGTTGTTGCCAGAAGTTGACCAATGGTTCATAAAGGTCATTGACCCATACTTTCAACCCAGGATTCTTCTTAGTAACATAAATGGCAACACTACCACCACCAAGAAATGGTTCTCTGAACTCATCATAGTTTCTGAGTTCAGGAATATAGGGAGCAATCTTTTTACAAGCACGTGACTTGCCACCAGGGTATCTAAGGGGTGTCTTGTGTGATTTCATAACCATTGTTTAGTTTATCAATATACTGGTAAATTAAAGACCAACCAAATTCATAAGTGTCACCATTCTCATCCTGAAGATAAAAAGGAATATCAGGATGAACTCTTTTCATCTTGTAATAATGATTGATGACATTATAATCATCATCAATATATCTTTCTAGTTCTTCTTGGTTCATTTAAGAATAAGTTTTTTGCTAGGAGTTTGGATTGGAGAGAAGATTTTCTCATAGTTCTCTACAATTTCATCTCTAGCATCAATCACATAAACAATATACTCCTTTGAGACTGTGATCTGTTCATCCTCATTGGCAAGATACGACCAAGGAACAAATCCAACCTGCCCTTGAGCATTTGGCACAGCAACTAAGGGATTCTGAATGACATACTCTTTTTCATTTTCATCAATCACAGTGAAGATCACTTCTTCACCAGTGTTCATACGCAATACTTTTACATTCATTTGACTTCCTCAATAAGACTATTAATACTCTGGGACATTGAGTGATAACCATTCCCAACATGAATCTGACCTGCCACAACTGAAACTGTAGCAATTCCCCAGAAAATGTAATACCACTTTGACTTAATTTGTTTCTTTTTACTCATTTGAATTCACATTCAACCATAATTTCAGTTAGACAAGCAAGCATATTTATTTCTTGATCGGCAACAAACGAACTCTGGTACTGATACTTAGCAATAATAAGGACAGCAGCAGCAATCCCAGGACCTGCCAAGTGTGAGTAAAGAGCATCATAGATACTACGCAGAAGTACAGTAGGATCATTGTCCAAATTATCAACGACCCATTTACGAACCTGCGAATAGTCCTTCTCCTTGAGACATTTAAAGAGATCATTAGTCTTTACGTTGCTAAATGTTGCTAGAATACCACTATCAATCTTACCACTTACTGAGTATCTTTGCAACTCATTGAGAACACGACGCCAATCTGGAAAGTGTTTCTGAATAAGTTCTACCAGGACCTTGTTATCATATTCAACACTTTCTGCAACCAAGATTTCTTGGAGACGTTTGAAGAAGTGTGCTGCCAAGTGTTGTCTGTCTTTACCTCTGATGGAGAAGTCAACAACTGAACATCTGGAATGAAGTGGTTGGATGATTTTATTTTTGTAGTTGCAGGTGAAGATGAACCTGCAGTTACCAATAAACTCCTCAGTAAACGCCCTAAGGCAGAGTTGTACATCTGGGGTTGTGTTATCTGCCTCATCAATGATGATGACTTTGTGTTTAGCAGTTGACGAAAGTGAGACGGTCGAAGCGAAGTTCTTCGCATTGTTTCTGACAGTATCAAGGAATCTACCTTCATCTGATCCATTGATGACATAGTAATCTGCTCCCAGTTCCTCACATAGTGCTTTTGCTACTGTGGTTTTACCACACCCAGGAGGTCCAGATAGGAGAAGATTAGGAACCTCTCCCCTCTCCAGGAAATCTTGAAATGTTTTCTTTGTGCCCTCTGGAAGGATACAATCTTCAATTGTCTTTGGGCGATATTTCTCTACCCAAATAAACTCATCACGACTCATTAATTTTCCTCAATTCAAAAGATCCGTCTCCACGGTCAATCCATTCTAACACATCATCCTCTTTCCATCCAAGAGTTTCAATCATCTCTGGAGGAAATGTCAATATGCCATCATCACTAATAGTTAATGTTGTTCTCATACCCAGTCAGGTTTCCTATCAGGAATTCTAACATAGTTATCTTTGACCCAAGGTTTAGATGCAATATACATTTTGTAAGCATCAAAGGTTGAGATGTTTATATCTAACTTATATTCATCAGGCATTGCCCTTACAAAGGGTGTGGGGTGCTTACCAGACCTCCCTGTGGGGTCTCCAGAGGGGAAGATCTCCTTTGCTGCTAGAAGAGTTTGAAAACAGGTGTGATGCTTCCCATACCTCAATTTGTACTCATCACACAAAGCAATTCCATGTTGAATCAACCACTGCCAGTTCATTACAAACTCTGATGCCCATTTAGTACAGGGATGATTACGAAAAGCACCCTTCTCAGTGGCATAGGGAGCACCATCTGCCCTGGGAAGAGTGCCAAATCCATGACCCCACTTGTCAGATGCAACAATAGAGAGCATCTGACAGCATTCTAGAGGCATCTTGACAATATGTTTGTCAGGAAGCACTCTAGCAGATTTCCAAGGGTTAGGAGAAGTAACAAAGATGTTCATTCTAAAGGTCTTACAAATTCATTAGAAACAATATCTTTAGCATGGAGAACCATGTGCATATAGTCTACTGCTTTTTGTGGTTCTGTGTGCTCTCCACAAGTGAAAACATCACAAACTGCCATACCCACCTCTGGCCATGTATGAATGCTGATGTGAGATTCAGCAAGCATAGCAACACAGGTTACACCTTGAGGTTGAAACTTGTGTGAATTTAGAGAAAGCAAAGTTGAGTTACACTGAACAGAAGCATGGTACAGAGTATCCCTAATGTAGTTCTCATCATCCAACAAGTCTGAATCACACCCCTTAAGGGTGAAGAGGATGTGTCTCATCATCCAAAAGAGGAATCAGGTTCCAGAGCAATGTAGTAAGTTACATCAATATTCTGGTTAGTAAATCGAGACAACAACTTGGAGGAGACTACAACATCATAGGTTCCAGGGACAATCTTCAGATTCTCTTCTTTGAAGTTAAAGACAAACTCAGAGTCAGTTTCACCAACAATGATGGAGAAGTCATTAGAAGTGTCATTCTTCTTATCACGAGCAACCAATTTGACAACACCATTTTCACCAATAGCAGAGATGTCAGGAAGTTGGTAGACAGATGCTGCTTTCTTCAGTTTCTCCAGCTGTTGACTGGTGAGTACAAAACAAACATCTTCAGTAGGAAGAGAAATCTCCTTCTCAGGAGGAGCAACAATCACAGTTGGATCAGCAAAGAAATACTTGGAACGCATCTTGCCTTCCTTGATGACCACATACTGATCATTAGTGAAATCCAGGTCAGCACTTTGGTGAAGTGACAGACCATTGAGGAATTGGTTCAGATCATAGATACCAAAATCCTTGGGAAAATCTTCAGCAACATTTGCTTCAACCAGGATGTTCTTCATCACACTGATACTACGCAGTTTGCTACCCTGCTTGAACAGAATAGACTGGTTGATAGAGGAGAAGTTCTTAAGCAGATTGACAGTAGTTTCAGAAAGTTTCATAACCATTAGTATTATTAGTGTGAAGACCAGAGAAGTGGTAGAGAAGAACACAATAGTGAATTGCTTTCAAAATGTCAAGCTTAGACTTGCCATTCTTCTTACCAAAGCGAGAGAGGTATTTGATAGCATTAGAGCGACAGAATGCTTCTGCATCACCAATACTTTCAATCAGATCAAGAGTCTGAGTTTTAGATTCTTGAGAGGTGTAATGTGCTTTGTAAGTTCCAGAAAGATAATCCTGAACTTCTTTCAGGGTCAGATCTTCTTCATACTTCCAGAACCCATTGTTTGATTCTCGAATTACGCTTTTAGGCAATTCATTATCCATATTTAAATCAAATGTAATAGTATCTTGTCCTGGTTCACCACCGAACAAGGTAAATGGGACTGCTTGGGCAGCACCAACATAGTCTGTAATCCAATCACCATCACTTTCACCTGCTGCCCAGAAGTCATTCCAGTCTTTTTCAGTTGTTTCACTTTTACCACCAAGAATGGTGATATCATCTTTTTCAGACATAGTGTTAGTCATAATAATCCTCCAATATTATATCAGTTAGATTGCTCAGGGTCAAGTTGAAAATTAGCATCAACCTTATCATAGAGTTCTAGAAAAGATGCCTTGGTCTCTTCATCAAAACGATTAATACAGACTTGAATTGCTTTTGCCTTATCATTAAAGATGCTGTAGGCATTCACAATGTGAACCAAGCGACGAGTGCTGATGATTTCCTCAATACCACCATCATAGAAGGTCTTGCGAATAATGTCTGCCCAGTCAACCAGGTACTTACAGAATTCTTGGTCATCACAGATACCAGAGAGAATCTTTTGCTCAACAGCAGGAGTGGGATACTCTTGCTCAAAGGTCACACAGAAACGTTCCAAGAATGCTTCATTAAGAACATTGGTGCCAATGAATCGTCCATCATCAGATCCTTTGCCCTTGGTATTAGCAGTGGCAATGATGTTGAATCCAGGAGCAGGTTGAATGAACTTACCAATCTTTTTCAAGAAGACACCCTTACCCTCAAGAATAGATTGGAGACACAGGATCTTATTGCTAGCGAGATCAACCTCGTCTAGAAGCAACACAGTTCCACGTTCCAGAGCTTCGATGACTGGACCATTATGCCAAACAGTTTCACCATTAACAAGACGAAAACCACCAATAAGATCATCTTCATCAGTTTCAATGGTGATGTTGACACGGATCAGTTCCTTTTTAAGTTGGGAACAAGCTTGCTCAACACAGAACGTCTTACCATTGCCAGAAAGTCCAGTAATGAACGTTGGATAGAAAAGATTGGACTTAAGAATCTTTTTGATATCACTGAAGTTACCAAAAGGGACAAAGGTATCATCTTTGCTGGGAATAAGGTTTTGTTCGATCGCAGGAATAGCAGATGGTGCTTGATATGTATGTTCCAGTTTTTCTTGAATGGTCAGATTCCACTTACCACGACCTGACTTATATTGATCAAGTTTTTTAGTAACAGTCTGATAGGTGGTGCCATTCATAGCACACCAAGCACGAACATCAGCAGATGTCACGTTGTCACCATAAAGTGCTTGAAGAGAAGAAATGACGTATTCAGTGGAGATTGCCATGAGTGGTTTGTTTCAACAGAATAATTATAAAGCATATGAGGGGCAGAAAAACTCCTCAGTGGACGGTTTACTGATTGGTCAGCAAACCAAATCCATAAACTGACTCAGAACTTTTTTATTTAGAGCTTTGCCTTTCAAATTTTTAGCAAAAGCAGATTTAATTTTTGCCTTGGATGCTCCTTCTTCAACATCAAAATCAGTTTCTGAGCTCAAAGATCCATTTGCCATTGCGAAGTAAGTTGTATAACCTGATTCTTTGATTGCATAGAATCTGTCTTTCTTAATGATCTTCATTTTTTTCTCATCAAGTATTTCATACTTTGAAATAAAGTAACGCATAGAACGCCCTTCAATCAACCTAATACCAATAAAGTTAGTATCAGTAAAAGTTTTTTTCAAATCTTCAAGAAGAACTTCAGTAAACTTATAATATTCTGGCAAGAGTTGATAGGTATGACCGTTCTTCCTATTGCGAAAATAACTATTCATCGCAGTAGGATGTCCCATAAAGACTTTCTCTTCTCCATTTTCCAAAGTCCTAATCTTAGCCACTGGAAGACGATTAGCTTCTCCATCAGTCAAAATAATACACTGAACTTTTTGAAGTTCATGTTTTGCTTTGAACTGTGGAATAATCTCATAGAGGCAGGCAATAGACTCATTCAGAGGAGTTCCAGAAAGACCATATCCCTCAGGACAACTATAGTTAACCCAATTCTTCATAGAAAAAGCAAGACGCCAGATAGAAATCATTTGCTCATCAAGAGTCTTTTTCTTCAATCCAGATGTAAGAAGATTTAGGAGATTGAAATCACGAATTACAAATTTGTTTGCATCAGAGTACTTGAGTTCTTTGTGCCTAAAGACCCCATAAGGATTGAAATCTTTATAAGAATTAGTGAAGCAATACAAATCAAATGGGATATTGACTTTACTACAGAACCAAATCAGATTGAAGATCTGCTTCATAGTATCAAGCATTTCATTCTGCATAGAACCTGACCAGTCAAGAATAAAAATCAAACCATGATTTTTACCATCAGGAAGAACAGTTACTTTCTTGAAGAGATCCTCATTAAACTTGTAGGTGTGAAGTTTAGAGCAGTCAAGAACACCAGTCTTAGAGACAGAGGCACGAGCATAAGCATCAGCAGATTTCTTACACTCAAATTCTTTTACAAGATAGTTAACTTCACGTTGTGCTGATTTTTTAAATTCTTGATACTTTTTATCAGCATATGAAAAGTCAGCAGCATAAGTTACTTCTTTACCATCATACTGACTGACAGTAGTGAGTGGAACGAGTTGTTGATCCCAAGAACTATTCAATTCTGAATGAACTTTCTCATTACTAATAATGATAGTACTCAAGTCAATTTTTGGCATCTCAAAATATCCACTTTCAGGTGAATCCATTTTGCCATTGAATTCTTGAGTGCGCTCATTGAAGATTTCATCAGTGCTAACTTCTGGTTCTCCAGATTCATTACTTTTTTCTTTCTGTTGATCAGAAGAAACAGTTTCTTCAGATTGCTGACTTTCACTGTCAGTTTCAGAGGATCCTTGTGATTCTGAACTCTGTTGTTTACCACCAGACTGACCAGATTTTTGAGGTTGCATATCAATATCAGAAACCTTTTCCTCAACATTTGGTTTTTTACAATATGCATAAACAATTTCAGCAGCAAGAACTGCATCTGCAAAAGTTTCAGATTCAGAAACCATATTTTTGATGCCTTCCTCCTCATCATTGAAAGGGACATCAATAAAGTTACCAATCTTGAAATAAAGATTGATACGATCAGCAAGATTCATCTTGGAAACATCTTCACCCTCAAGGCAGAAGAAGTCATTTTTGGATAGTTCCTGATAACCCCTGTAGAAACTCTTAGACAGACCAGGATAACGACGCTTCATCAGTTTCTCAATACGAGCATCCTCTGTCACATTTACAAACTGACGAGGAACCCTATCTTCAAAAGACCAATCATTGGGAGTATAAAGTGCATGTCCTACCTCATGCCCAACCAGCATATCAAAAATATCATTAGATGCACGTTTCCACATTGGAAGAGTCAGCACACGAGTTTCCACATTGAACTGTGCTGTCTCTACATTTTTATTTTCTACAACAATATCTTCAGTAGCAAGCAGTTTAGCAAGTTGGGACTTGATTTCGTAGTTGACAGGCATGTGTCTTTTGCTGATGGTATCATCCTAAAACAAAAGGGTCACCTTTTGAGTGACCCATGTGACGCTTTTTAAATTGGCGCAATGCTTCTTTTCTTGCCCTCAGTGCCTGAGGTTTAAGTTTTCTTTTTTGTTCTTTCTTAGAATGATGTTGCCAGTTCGGGATAGAGTTGGCCAATGTCCTGTTGATAGAGTTGTCTGATATTATCTATGAGAGCAGGTGTTTTGTCAAGCTTATTGTGTTCATCTGGATCTTTAATGTACTTCACATTCTGATCCATTGTAATCTCAACACCTACCAGATCACTCATCCATTTAGAAAACTCTCCACCAAAACCATTCTCAAACTTCCAAATATGACTTTTATCTGTAATGAAGTCAACCTGTGGTCTGTACCAATTTACTGACTCTGAGCAAGGGAAGTTACTCAACATACTATAAAAATAATTTTCATCTTCCATCAATTCTTGGATGTCATCACCATATACTCTTTTGAGATATATGGATGCTGAGATGAATCTGTCTATGGGATTTCTAACAATACAAATGTGAGGAATATCTTTTACATTCAAATGTTTTTCATAAAACTCTTTATGGAAATGTGCTACCTCAATTCCCTCTATACTTTTATATTTGCTACTAAGACCCAAGTTATCATCCCACACCCATCCCTGTGATTCTAGATTATGTTCTACAAATCTACCAGCAGTTCTTGGTATGTGGATGAATAGAAATCTCTTTCCTGTTTCTAAATGTCTGTATGTTGCCATCAGTTCATTCTACTAAATCCTTTCACTTTCTCAAACTTGATAAGTTTCTCAAACTTATCTTCCATTCCTGTCTTGTGAGAAATTACAAAGATGTTGGCATCTTTAATCACAAACCTAATAATTTTAAGAAACTCATCAGTTCCAAAACCATCAAGAGAAGAATCAAATACTTCATCCATAATCAGAAGATTTGTATTAACAGAATTCTTCATTCTGGCGATCTCCCTCCAAGTGAAAAGGAGGGAGAGGTCTATTCTCATTTTTTCACCCTCTGAAAAAGAGGAATATGTGAAGTCTTCATGGATGGGTGTTTCAATAGTTTCATTAAACTCTTCATCAAGTTTGAAGTTAATGTAGAAATCCATCATCTGGAGATACTTATTAACTTGCTGATTAATCAAAGGAAGATACTTCTTAATGATTTGAGATTTTACTCCACCATCTTTGAGAAGATTGTAAGTGAAATCGTAGTAAGAGATACTTTCTTTTTTATCAGCAAGCAACTGGTATGTATCTTGAAGACTTTCTCTAAACTGTTCTAGTTTCTCATGCTCAGTATTTCTGTTTTGGATCTGACTGGTAATAGTTTGAATTTCAGATTCAAGTCCTCTGATTTGTCTCTGAAACCCAGATATCTGAGCATTGTTTGTAGATACGTCATTAAGTAGTTTACTGATGTCTCCTGAAATTTGTTTGAAAGTGGACTCTCTCAACTCTTCCTCTTTAATTGCCTCCTGGAGTTGTTTAAATCCCTCTTGCAATTCTTGTGCTTTATCTTGAGAGTCCTTAATTCTATTTACGCGAAAGGTCTCCTCAATATCCTGATCACAGGTAGGGCAAACCCTATTATCAGAGAAAAATTTATGTTCCTTTACAATAGAAGTAATTTTTTGAGAGAGTTTTCCTTTGATATTGCCATACTCACGCAATTTGCTAGTGGCATTTTCAAATTCTTTTAACTTCTCTTGGAGTATTTTGACTTCAGCATTTGCCTTCTCATTACTATTCATCTTTTCATTTTCTTCAGTCAGAAGGGCATTAATCTTATTCTCCTTGTAACTGATATCCTTTTGACTTTTTGTTTCTACTTGCTCAATAAAGTCTTTCTGCATTTCAACTTTGTCTTTGAGTGATTCTTTTTTCAAATCCAAAGTTTTGACTTCATCCTTGATGACTCTAATCCTACTCTTCACAATTTCATTCATAGAAGAGAAGATCTTAATGTCAAGAAGATCTTCGACAACTTCCCTTCTGCTGTTGGCAGGAAGTTGCATAAAGGGAACAAATGAACTGCTACCCAAAATAACAATCTGGGTAAATGACTTGTAGTTCATCTTCAAGACATTCTGTTCCAACCACTTTTGCTGATCTACAGCAGAAGCACTTTGATCCAGAGGTTCACCATTCCTATAGATCTTAAAGATGTTTGGTTTGATGCCCCTCTCTACTTTCCAATCTACACCATTGACACTGAATTCAATTTCAACCAAGCAGTTCTTCTCGTTGGTGCTGTTAATGAGTTGTGCCTTATTGATTTTTCTGAATGACTTTCCATACAAAGAAAAAGTAAGAGCATCTAGGATGGTGCTCTTACCTGCTCCATTAGTTCCAACAATCAATGTAGTTTGATTGCTATCAAGTTCAACTTCAGTGAAGTGCTGACCTGTAGAAAGAAAGTTCTTCCATCTAATTTTTTCAAATAAAATCATGTGCTTTATCAGGCGGAATCACAATGTCATTTTTAGTTATTATAGCATACCTATGTCCATGTATCTCACAGGTTTTTATCATCACATCGTCTTCTATCTCCAAGACATGCATTTCTGGATACTCTTTATCTTCCAGATGCATAGCATATCTCATGGCGTCATCTTCTTCTTCAAAGATGTAGAGAACTTGTTCTCCATCCTCATCTTCAACAGAATATGCTCCTTCTCTTTCTTTACCTGCAACTGTGATGATAAACATTATACCAACTCACATGCCTCCTGATACACTTCTCTGATTACATTTTGAATAAGTGCTTTGTCTAGACTGACTTCTGCTTCTTCAATATATCTATTCAAGATAGAAAGTGTGTCTTCTGTTTGAATATCTTCATCAGAAGTATCATACCAACCACCAAAGTCAAAGTTTTCAACAATCTTCAACTCAGCAACATTGGAAGTATAAAGTTTATCAATAAACTTTTCAAACTGAGTAGCATTAGTTTTGTTCTTTACAACAACCTTAACAATTTTATTTTCATAAGGTCTTGTATCAAATACTTGATAATCATTGTCATCATAGTAGATGACTTTGAAGAGTTGATAAGGATTATCTACTGGAGTGTGTTCTAGAGTTTCTGTGTCAAAGAGTGTGAAACCTCTCTTGTCACCTACATCATTCCAGAACATCTCATATGGATTTCCTAGATAGAAGACTGTTCCGTTATTTGATCTTGTATGGTAATGACCTGAAAAGACCTTGTTGAACTTTTCAAATAGTTTGCTTTCCAGACCATGCTCCATGACGATCTGCTTATTAACTCTGAATCCTCTGAGCTCAAGGTGCCCCATCGCACAGTCGCAAGTTGTCTTTTCAACAAGTTGGAGAGTTTCTTTTTCATTTTCTTCGTTAATCCAAGGTATGAATAGGGTGTTTAAATTATCTAACTGAACTTCTGTAGCAGAAGAGTATACTTTGACATTATCATACTCTTTAAGAAGAAGATCAACAGCATTAATATCATTTGTGTTCTTATAGTATGCATCATGGTTACCAACCATCAAATGCATAGTGATACCCCTCTCCTTGAGAGGATCAAATACAACTCTCTTTGCCCACTTAAGGGACTTAAACTCAATGCCCTTTCTACTATCAAAAGCATCACCCATATGAACTACAGTGGTGATACCTTCTTTGTCTAGAGTTGGGAAGAAGACATCTTTGTAGAACTGCTCAAAGTAATCATGAAATAGTTTGGAACCCTTACGTGCTCCGTAATGTGTATCAGAGATGATAGCAATCTTCATTGGTATCTTAATTTAGAATGAACAGCATCTTTGATGCTATTGTAATCAGAGTAGTTACCACTGTCAAGGTCATTGGCATCAAAAACTTCATCAAAGTCAGTCCTTTCAAGAATCTTGTTTTTGATTTCAAGTTGTTTTTTCTCTTGAGAAATTCTTCTCAGGAAGGCATAGTAGATAATTTGAGTAAAGTAAGCAAATGGGTTCTTGGACTTCTCTGGATTAAAGTTGTGAATGTATCTTACACAGTTCTCAATGCCATCACAAATCATATCATCTTTGAACATATAGTTTACAAAGTTTGGTTTGTATGATAAGTGATTAGCAATCTTTAAGAAGCACTCACCAACATATCTGGGAATCTGTGGTTTTGTTTTTCCTTGCTCTTTGGCTCTTTCAACATCAATGGCATACTGTTCCAAAGCAGCAAGAAAATCTTTGTTATTAACATAGTGTTCTGACTTTTTTGGTCTTGGCATGACTGAATATGTTTTTGAGAAACCCATAATAATGCTTTATCTATAATGATATTATATCAGATAAAGAAAGAGTTGACAACCTAGTGAATTAGCAGTAGACTAGGTTTGTCCAGGATGAAAGATAAGTTCTAGCTCGATTTATAAAGCTTCTCTAGAACTTCCTTAGCATCATTTACAGATGAAAGATATCCCATCTTTCTATCTAGTTTAGAGTAATTAGTCTTGTTTGATTTACGAACATAATCTTGATAGTAAAGAATCATCTCTATATCTTCTGATTCAGACATAGTAAGAACATCTTCAAGGTTAACAACAAACATATCATCCTTAGTTGTCTTCAACCAAGGTTCAAACTTATAACCTGTTACTTGACCTCTGATGATTAACTCTTCAACCACAATGGGGTTAGAGATTAGAAGCATTGTTCTATCTTCTTCCTCTGATGCTGCTACTTTGGCAAATACTTCATCACCACATTTAAACTTGATAGTGCAATAGAAATCGTCTTCTATCATACACCTTCTCCTTTTCTATTCTTTTATGTTGATTGATATAATGTCATAGTTAAATTGCTCTGAGACATATATTTTCACTCTTTCAATAAAGTGATTCAATGTATAGTTTTTTCTAGATCCAATAGTTAGATCATCAGCAATATCATATAACTTTGCTTTCACTTTGGTTTTGCCTTTTCTGAGGACTCTACCAATACTCTGTAAGTTACGAATACGAGATTTGGATGGAGAGGCAAATATTACATTGTGAAGGTTCTTAATGTTGATGCCTGTACTGAATGTACCATAAGAAGCAACAATAATCGCATCTTCTTCTGATTCTGTGATAGCTCTTACTTGTTCTCTATCTTCAGCGTCTACACCACCATGAATAAAGAAGACTTTTCTGCCTTCCTTAACTTTTTTATTTAGCATTTCAAAAAGCACAGCACCGTGTGCTTCAACTCTACTGAACAAGATAAGAGTGTTTCCATTTAAGTCATCAGCAAGATTGACAATAAATTTATTTCTTTTTTCATTTCCAATCAAAAACTGAATCTCATCTTCATAAGTATCAAACTTTTGTGGTTTGTATTTAAGAATCAAACATTGAATATCAAGAGTAGCTAGGTGACCTTCATCAATAAGTTTTTTGGTTTGAGTGACTTTATATGATGGACCAAAGAGACCCTCTAACACCCATTTATGGGTCTGTGTGCCATCTAAAGTGCCTGTGAACCCATATCTATACTTGGCATGGTGTAACTTGTCCATAATACCAATAAGAGACTTGCTTTTAAAAAGGTGAGCCTCATCACCAATCACTACATCATATTCCTCAAAAAATGATCTTTCTAATTGATAGACAGACTGCCACGTAGTGATAGTAACATCACTGGTATTGACTCTCTCCCTACCAGCATAGATCCTGTGGCAGTGATTTTCAGCTTCCCACCCATAGTCCTGGAAGTCCTTAAACATCTGCTCTACAAGGGACGTAGTAGGCACTATAAGGAGGATCTTCTTGCCAGCATTTACAAAGTATCTGACAATGGTGTAAATCATAAATGACTTACCAGATGCTGTTGGTGAGATTAAAAGTTTTCTATTATATCTTAAAGCATCATAGACTGCTTCAATCTGATAATCTCTTGGTTGAAGATGAGTAATAGATGCCATAAAGTCTTTGACACCTTCCTCTGAAATCATCTCATTGACTTCAAAGGGAAGACCATAGAACTTGTTATTTTCAAACTTATATGAATATCCTGCTGACTCACAGAACGCAACAATCTTATCCAGAAGACCAACATAGATCCTCTTTGTTTTCATATTAAAGAGGTGAACATATCCATCCCAGTACTTGCTTCTGTACTGTGGCATGAACTTAGCTGAAGGAACTTCGAATGTAAATCTGTCCCTCAATTCATATTCAACATGAGGTTCAGTATCTATTTTTAAGTATACCTCATTTACCTTTTGAATAACAAGGTCTGCCATCAAAACATATCATCACTAGAAGATATTTATTATCCCAGTCCAGATGAAAATCTCATAAATTCGATGGCATTTTTAATTTGATATGTTCTATTGGATATTTGCTTCAGTATCTCTTCAAGATAATTTAACATAGTATCATAGTAATCAATCTTCAATGATGCTGTTGAGAGTTTTTGATCTGCATCAAGATACTTCTGCATAGTATCCTTGTCTCTGATCTTTTTAGGAAAAGGGTCCTTTATGTAAACATCAGGATCTGCTTTCCCTGAAAAGTATTCATATCTTTCGTGTCTGATGTTTTTTCTTTGCTGTTCTGCCTTTTTTCTCAGTAGAAAGATATTATTATACAGTTCATAATATTTTGAGTGAAGAACAGGAATATTCAAAGATTCTGTATGTAAATTATCAGGGTCAATCTTTGAATCATCCTGCCACATTTTTTGGATTGTCTCCAAATCAACCATTAGCAGCAACCAATATCACGAATATGGTATATAGTATACTTGAATGACACCTCTGCTGTAAAGTAATCCATATCTGCCACAGTGGCATCAAACTGAAGTGTACTCAAAGAATATGGAAACAAGTCTTCAAAGACAACTTTGAAGTTAGGATTGCTCTGAGCATCCAGTACAGTCAAAGTTCCATCTGAATAGATATTCATTCCAGTTTGTAAATCTGGATTAGAAACTCCAACTGTCTGCTTTTGTAAATCATAGATTTGATCCAAAGATTCAGGAAAACCAAGTCCTCTAATCCAGTTTTGAATCTCCATATAGTTTTCAAGATTTTGATCAACTAAGAATCTCAAAGTCAAATCTTCAAAATCAATGATTTCTCCTGGTTGAGGAATATCCTTTAAACCTGCTGTGGGTTGATTTGTTGTCCTCAATTCCATAGCAGGAATATTCACAGCATTGCCAAAGAAAGCAACACTTGGTGCTCTAGTGATATTAAATCTAAAACCTTGTGGTTGTAAGAAATTTCTATCAGCAATTTGATTTCTAGTCAGAACACCAGCAGTGGTTCTAGTTGGTTGCCTAGTTCTAACTTGTGCTGCTGTTGCTGTAGGTCTTATTTGTGGATTGCCAGCCATATCCTTTTTGACTATTTATTAAAAGACATAAAAAAAGGAGGTCCTTGTGGACCCCCCAGTATAGCACAGATGTGCAGTGAATCACATAAGATTCTTGACTGCAACTCTTCTGTAGTAACGGTTCTGGTTGACTGTGAGAGCACCCAGTCCCTGTCTTGTTCCTTCTGCGAATGGGTTAGCAACAATACCATATCTGGTCTTGAAGCCAATCTTGGGCTGGAAGGAGTTCTCACCAACGGCACGAACCATTTGGAGAGGAACATAAGGACAATAGAACAGACCTGCGTCATAAGGTGAAGAACCCTTATAACCAACAACA